CCAGCCTCAATAACAGTCTTCAGCGTCTCAAACCCAAGGAAACCGGGGACCGCACAAACAACTAAGTCAAACTTACTAACCTTTTGTTTTAGTGAATTTTTCGAGGCAACATCAAACAAAAGAGTATCGAGCTCCGGAACCAAATCTAAAGCCTTCTTTGAGTTGTCCGCGACTAATACATCGTGTCGTTTAGCCAAATCCTGTGCTATTGTTCTTCCGACCAAGCCGCATCCTAACACTAATATCCTCATTAAAATGTCTCCAATTCTTTCGGAAAATACTGTTTTACAAGGTCCATTAAGCCGTGAGGCAAATTCTCATCAACCAGGGAATGCATTATCTGTGTATCCTCCATGTTGTTAAACTCTTCAACGCCCCACGAACGCAGAAACTTGTAATCAAATTTTAGGTTGTGGGCAATCTTGACTATGAGAGGATTTTTCATTAAATTTTTAACACGCTCTTTAATGCGGTTCAACTCCACAGGAGTAAACTCACACTCAGCATGGTAAATGGGAACCACAAAAGCATTTTTCTCTTTGTAGGAAATGCCTAAAGTCATAATTTTGTGCTTTTTAAAATCTAACCCATTGGTTTCCAAGTCAAATGCGATAGCTGGACTCTTCTCCGCCTCATCCATGAGCTCATCAAACTTGGAAATATCACCGTTAACCAATTTATAAGGAGAACCGTCGAATTTATTCTCTTTTAGTATGAACTTGTTGTATGCATTATTAACATCTTGTACGAAAAGAGCTCTAAGCTTAGGCTCTACATACAAAGAGAACGGATGAAGAGTTGGAACTACAGGAACTTTTTTACCTGACTCGAGCTCCACAACGAATTCTTTTCCTCGTTTAGAAGATATTCCAGATTTCTTAGTAATTGCTTTTAAAGCGAGATTCCCTAAAGGTATGACCAAATCCGGTTGAATTTCCTCTAAATCCTCGGAAAGATACTCTCTGTGGGCAGCAAGAATAGTTGTGGTTATGTCATCCTCTTTGACGTCAAAACCTTTTAAGGCTGCAACAAACTGGTACGTACCGGAAGGTAACTTAGTTTTCCCTAGCAACGTGGACAAGATATCAAATTCCTTATCGGAAAATTCATACACGCGACCTCGTCTTTGTGTGTAGGAATCGTGAACAAAGACAATCTTCTCCAGTCCGGTGTCATTTCTGAACACACTAGCGACCTCTTCTTCTTTTTTAAAAGAATCAAATATGTTTTCTAAATCTTTCATCTATAATAGAATATGGCTAAATCCAAGAAAAAAAATCATTACCTAAACAACAAAGAGTTTGAAGAAACAATCAAAAAATATCTAAAAAACCCTTCCAAACACGAAGATGATTTAGTAACAAAACTAGACTTACTTATAACAAACATTTTACACACCTTCAAGTTTAAAATAGACCCAGATGATGCAAAACAAGAATGTTTTATGTTGGCTTTTAGAGTTTTAAAAAATTTCAACCCTGAGAATGGCTCTGCTTTCAACTATTTTACTACAGTTTTTGTAAATAACCTTAAGTTAATGTACACCAAAAACAAAAAGTATTGTGAAAAAATACAAAAGTACCAAGAACTTAGGACTCCGGAAGAGTTTCGACACAAGTCTTAAGGTAAGAGTAAATTCCTGGGTAGTAATCTATTACTTGAACTCTACCCTTAATAACTTTAACCAGCGTCGGGGTTTTAGTCACCCTAAACGCGGTAAAAGCATGGGGAAGATCCCAACTATTAATCAAATATAGAATTTCTCCCCCCTTGTTCTGTTTCCACTCATCAACAAGTTTTAAAACCTTGTTGCAAGAATCGTCCCACAAACTGTAATAAAGCAGACTAAAGTCTTGCCTTCTTTTGTTCTTGATTAAAGCATTAAGCTGAGTTTCTTTTTTCAGCTCTTCTACAGCTCTATCAGTCATTAGTAGTCTCTGAGGCGCCGGAAAAATCAAAAGAAGCAGGCTCAATACCACTCTCCTTTAAGATGTTTTCCTTTTCTTCTTCCGTCATACTGTTAATACGGTCCGTAAGCTCTCCCATAAAAGAATCAATTCCTTTATAGAACAAAACCTTAGCGAATTCGTTATCGTTAACATCCGGTGGTTTAATCGCTTCTTTAAGGGCATCCCATTGGTCAGTCTGAGCTTTGCTCATTTTAATGTATAGTTTCAATCGTCTATCACTCCTATTAGTTTTAAATTTCCAATCAATTTTAGTTGGGTCAAAGGTAAATAATGGAACACGCATCTTGTCCATGCCTTATTAAAGATCATGAGTAAGAAAATAAACACAAATAAATTACTAAACTTAGAGAACGAATTTTACAAAAAGCCTCGAATAAATAGCAGAGCCAAAGGGAACAACTTTGAGCGTGCCTTGGCTAAAAAACTAAACACGCGTTTCAACACTAAAGAGTTCTGTAGAACTCCAGGTTCGGGGGCTTTCGGAACCACACACACGCTTCCTGAGCACTTAAAAATTCATGGGGATTTGATTACTCCAGAAGCATTTAAGTTCGTCATAGAGGCTAAGAAAGGCTATGACGTGAAACTAGAGGATGTATGGAGAGAAAAGAGTGATTTGTACGCCTTTATAGAACAAGCCAAGAGGGATGCAAAAGCATCTAAGAGAGAATGGTTGCTAATATATAAAAAGGACAGACAGAAGGAAATCGTAATAACTGAGAAGAATCACCCAGCGAAGGAGCAACTTAGGATACACGAAAAATATTATGTTTACCTATTAGAGGACTTCTTGAGCCTTCCCAACGAACATTTCTTCGAAAATTTCAACGATGGTTTCTCGTATTAGAGATCTCATCTCAGATCTTTGAGACTCTCCTAACCCCCCCCTCTTTCCTTTGTACCTTCTTTGCATCTCGGAGGGAGCTATTTTTACTTCCATGATTGCACCTTTTCTGTCATCGGACTTTCCACGGTAACGGATCTCAATAGCAGCTCCTTTTCCAGAAGCCTTTCCACCTCTATAAAACTTGAAACCGGTGGAATCAGAAACAACTTCAATACCATCGGGATTTATTTTCGCATCATAAACCCCAGTCCCAGTTAATATTTCCTCTGCAAGATCATCAACAATAACGCTTTGTGGAATAGATAACATTTCGTTTCGGGCTCCCACTCTGAGACTTACCATTTTCTCTGAAGTGGAAGCGGCGCCCTGCACAAAAGCCATTGCTGCTGCTGCCTGTACCTTCTCTTTACTTGCTTGAGAAGTACCGTCCAGCATGTTCATAGTATGCCAAGTCTCGGCGAACAGGGTACCTTTCTTCTTCTGCTCCTTGGGATCATTAGGGTTTTTTTGGAATTTCTCCAACTGAGTTATAACATCACTCATTTGAGAATTGAGAGGGTAAGCACAGTTATCTCTGGATGTTTTTAGATGTCCAATAAGAGAGTCTAGAGAGTCTTCGTTTTTCAGCCATTCATCGGGATCAGATCCTGCGGGTCTTACAGGCGAATTCAATGCTTTGTTAACTCTATCGGCGTTCATCTTTTCGCGTTGTCTCGCCGCCTTGGCTCTGTTTACAACCCTAGGATCTAAACCCTTTTCTCGAAAAACATCAAGATGACTTTCATAAACATCATCGGCTTCCCTCGAAAAATGTTTCTTATCACTCAATTGACTTCTCCCAAATTGCACGGGGTTGTTTTCCTTTCCAGGATCCACATTTTTATGCTCTCTAGGTATTAAGTAATTCCCTGTCGCAGGATCATGCTGCCAACCTCTTAACCTACCTGGCGTATGCGTGGAATTTCTAGAATTTAAGTATTTGATGGCATCTTTCTGGGTGGCAAATACTAACGCACTGTCGTTTTTGGAACTCTCAGCTCTTTGACTGGGGCTTGTTCTTCCTCCTGGCATGTTTTCAGGTGTAGTCAGACTTTTAACTAGGTTTAAATCTTTACCTCTCCAAGCTCCGGTAGTTCCTACAAATCCGGAATAGTTGTTAAGTTCAACCATTTCCTCTATTTCCGGTATCATGTACGACGCTACTGTAAGAACTGCAAGCTTTCTAACCTGTTTATTGCTTACAAGGCCTGCCAATACAGCATCTTGTCCAAACGCATGATCCAAAAACTCCTCTGCATCTGCCAGAACGTCCGGATACATTTTCTCAACACCATCTAGTGACCCGTGAGCATCTCTAATAAGCTCTATAAACTTACTGGTTTTAGCTTCTATAGCTCCCACAGAGAGAGATACAGCCTTTATAATTTTTTCATGCAGAGCGTCTTTCCTCCCACCCTCAGGGAGTCTAGCCCACTTAACGAATGCATCAGCGATAAGTGGCGCAGGTTCATCAACTTTGGATCTAATTCCTGACCAATTACTTCCTCCCTTTGCACCGGTTGAAGATATCAGTTGCTCCTTAAAATCACCGCATCTCTTAATGCTTCTAGCAGCATCTATTATTTGAAAAATAGGGTTCTCTCCTCCTCCGCCAATCAAACTTCGCCGAGCAAAGTGAGTCCCTTGGTAATCATTTACCTTTTTATGGTCTCGCAATCTTTCTGTTTGTATGCCAGCAGATAGAGAGGGGGGACCACCTTTACCGGGAGTAAGAGCGCCATATAAAAGTTTACTACCTCCATCCCTGGTAAAAAACCTATTAAGTACTTTTTCCCTTTCTTCTCTACCCTCTACTTCAAAACATCCTTCTTCGCTATTAGCCGCGTCTCCAATCATAGACAAGAGACTTCCAAAGTCATCCATGAATTCTTTGACCGCCTCATCTCCATACTCCTCAGAATCAGGGTGAAGCTCATACACTCCCGCTAATTCCTGGGACCAAAGACTTGCACCTGGCTTCCTTCTATCTTGAATCGAATCGGCTACTATCTGAGTTGCTCTGGCAGATCTTTCTTCTAGATCTTCATCTGGGTCTTTTATGTCTAAGTGGGGGTTTTGGGCAAGATCCACGATTAGAGGTGTAAACCGTGCCATAGTCTGGGCTAAAGCATCTTGGTACATAGGCATTTCGATGCCTTGTCCTCCGGCTTGTGAGTCTTCCTCAGCGCCTTCTTCTTCTCCTTGAAGTCTCAGGTTTAAATAAGCGATGAGTTCTTGGGTATTAGCTGTATGCTGGTTACCCGCAAGATCAGTCCATGTAACGGCTTCCGGATTCTCTGGTGATTGAAAAGCGGTAAACGCTTCCCCGGGAGTCCCGGCAGGATCCCCTCTTAACCCTCCGGCTTCAGCCATCTTGAGCAGTCTTTCTAAATGCTCAGGCGTAGACCCGTCTCCCTCAGGAAACTCCCTATTAAGTGCTAAGTCCCTAGACCCTCCTTGTTCCTTTAACAGCGCTTCAGACAGCGAATACCTTCTCTTCCTGAGTTTAGAGTAAGTGTCGAGAAGATCTGTAAGAATATGCATTAGCCCTCAAAAATAAATAGGGGATGTCCCGGAAGGAACATTCCCTATTATAGTAATTTATTTAAAATATTTTAATCAGTACCTGCATATTGCACAGCAAAGTCATATCTCAAAGTGAGCTCAATAGTATGGAACTCATTAGTAGCATAGTTGAACTCTGCAGTCTTCCAAGATTTTGGATATGCACCGTACAGGTAAATCATCTTAACAGGGGTCATAGTATTGTCAAGTTGGTAGATCTTGATACGAGTTTTAAAGCCTCCAGTAGGATCTCCCTGAGTAAAGTTGGGTGTAAATACGCCGTTAATAGGGTCATATGCTGTACTCATCCAATTGAATAAAGTCTCTGCGAGTTGTCCTCTTACCAAATTATCAAAGGTAATGGTTACCTCTTCCGGAGTTACCTTCCCAGGGTAGTAGAACTTATCATTAACCCTGTCAGCAACTATATCTTCAGAAGTAAACCCTATCTGAGTCACTTGCTTTGCTGCCAGTGTTAACACCGTGTCGTCAGTCCCTTCCATTCCAGGAGGCATTGAGATTTCTACTTCCCATTGGAAAGCGCGGTATGATTCAAGACCTTCTGATAATGTTGGGAGATCCCCTACATTAAGAGTCCTGTCTGTTGAGTTTGCGTAGTAGCCTCTAGCCATTAGTAAATGTCCTCTATGTTATATAGTTAGGCGGTACCGAAGTCCGTAGATTGGTTAGTAAGGTTGAGTTCAACAACGAATACTTCAGCAGTTTTGGTTGGTTTAATAAGTATCTTACACCACAATTCTCCTCTATCAACTCTTAAAGGTGTGTTAGTGGTTGCGTCACAGACGACACGAAATTGTGTTATCCCTCTTCCATTTCTAATGTTATTAAGAAGTGGTTGTGTGACGTTCACCACGCGAGTCCAAGTAATCGGATCGTTAGGCTCAAAGACCAAAGGCCTCGTTGCAGCAAGAAGAGCTTTTCTTAGGGTGATCATAAGTCTCCTGATGTTTACTCTGTCTAGAGCTGTAGGAGTCCTTTGTGTGGTTTTCTGCCCCCAGATAACAATACCGTCTCCAGCGAACTTGACAATGGGATTTACACACTGTCCTGCAGCGTACATGATATCCCTATCACCTTGATTCAAAGGAACTTCGGTATCGAACGGCCTAGTCAAACGTCCTCTTACCAGCCCAGCAGGAGCAGACCATGGGTTTGCAATTCTATCATTATCGCAAATAGCGCCAGCAGCAAACACCGTGGGATCCACCCACTGATCAGCGGCGCTGAATGTGTCAAAGATTTTCACCCAAGGCCAGTACACAGCAGCATATGAGCTGTTCAAGGCAACAGACCTTCCTGTGCCCATTCCATTCGACCAATTGACCGCAGCCTGAGCAGACCCTAGTCCTTTTGGAGGTGAAAGAAGTGCAACAAAGTTCTGGGAATTCTCAGCAATAGTCACCAAGTTATTTTGAATGGTTTGGTCTGTAATCCCCGGCACACATGCCATGGAAATATTAAGAGATTCATCGTCTAGAGCATAGAGTCCAGTCTTTTCGGCTACATTTCCAATGAAGTTACCTCTTATAGTGTCGTTGAAAGATCCATTATTATCGGACAAATCTCCGTTGGTGCCTCCTGCGAGGCTAGAAACCCCTTCAATAAATTTAACAAACCTAACGACGCCTCCTACATCGCCTTTTTTCTGACGGTCGTCGGGTTCGCTCGTCCAACTCTGGGTGACTACCTGACCTTCTGTTAGGGTCCAGTTCAGGTCCCAGGAAGCAGGGAGAGTCCATGATTCCGCATATGTTTTGAATGGAACAGGCCCAGCCTGCCCTGCGGTTGCGGCACCGTTATAAAATGCAGCTTTGACGAACTGAGATTTAACGTCAACAGTTCCGGCTTGTATTTGTCTCTCAGGAGCAAATTCATTATCTACAAACTCCATTGGGAAACTTTCCTCGAAACCTCCGTCATTAAACACTTGGAACAAAGTTTGAGGTCCAGGCTTCGATTTTGTCTTAATTTGAACTCCGTAGTAATTGGTGGTGTTCTGAGTGGTTATAGAACTGTAATTGTATCCTTTTCCAGCCCACAAGGACTGAGTAAAGAAAGTGCCTCCGGGAGCGCCACCAGAGACGCTGCCTCCAAAAGCTTTAGTATGTTGGTTACTCATATCACTTCCTGTTGCCTCACCAGAAACTTGTCCAGTTTCGGCAAATACCGGGCTCAATACGTCGCAAAAGTCAGGCCTAGAATCAGGAGTTGTTCCACTCCCAGCGGAGCACTCTATGGAAGCTCCTGAACCAGCGTACGTTCCGACAAACCATCCAATTGGTCCAGTTCCTGATGTAGAAGATACAAAAGTGAAGGGGAAATCCTCCAACTGTCTTTCAGCCATTGCCTTTGAAATAGCTCTGCCTCCAGCTTGTCTAGTTCCGGCAGCAGGAATTGACTCTGTCCATTTATTAACGGGAAGTTTATACCAAGCACCAGATCTGTTGTTGGCAGGTGTTACCGAGCTCGACACATCATTAGCTACTTTAAAAAGGAAATCAACGTAATTATTACTAATTGTGGCAGCTTGATCCCCATCAACTGCAATAGCAGGACAAATCCCATAACCACAAGCAGCAGATGCATCTACTCCGGACGCGTTCATTGCGCGAACATAGTAAAGAGAATTAGTCTTAGTTAAGAGTTCTAAGGCGCCAAGAACACCTTGACCACCAAGTACCCGATCCGGTCTTCCGAATTCTTGCACTAGCTGTGCAGCGCTTGTAATTAGTTTAGCTTTGTTGGGTTCTCCTCTGGAGGCAAAGCCGACTACACCGGCAATAGACGAGTTTATAGACGGAGGGTACTCCGAGAAATCTTTCTCAACAATGTAGACACCTGGGCTGTTGTACGTTGGCATTCTTTATTTTCCTACTTTTTTATGATTGACAATATCTGACGGTCAGCCAGATTACGAATTTGATCGGTTACAAATGAAGATGGGACACCTACAGACTCTTGCACACTAAGGTACTTATGCA